CGCGCGGCACGGGCGCTGCTTCTATGAATTGCGCACTTCATTTCGCTCCCCGTTTCGGCGCTTCCGTTTCCTCGTGGCCGCCGCTACCGATCTCGCCGTCTGTTTGCGCTGATAGTTGCGCATGTAAGCTTCCTGCATTTCGTGCCGCCCGAAATCGCAAGCCGGGTGAACCTGCGTCACGAACTTAGCACGAATCAGGCACGTTCCGTACCTGTCGCGCTTTGGACAGTCGCCGCACGTCTTACGCTTCGCCATCTTCAGAACCCTCTTCAAGCGCCTGACGCAGCCGGTCACGCAGATTCTTTGCGACTTCCGCTATGGTTGCATTCATCTCGCGCCATTCGTCGACCGTGCGACCGTACGCGCGCTCGATCCGGTACACGAACCGGCGCAGCTCCGCGTACGTCATCGAAACGCGTAACGAGTCTGGGAACCCGAACATGTAGCCCTTCAGGTCACTGCACACGTCCGGCACCGTTTCCGTTCCTATGCAGACGCGCGCGTTCCGCGCCGCCTTCCTCGTAGGGCATCTGCGCCCACTGGAGAACACAGCGCACAACACCAAAATCAACGCCGTTATGCGCAGGGCATTTACCTGTGCAATTCAAATCCCCTCGCCTATCTCGCACAAAAGCGTCAAACCGCATAACCTGTTCCTCCGCCGACCCCACATCGCAGTTCTTCGGCGGCGCGGAGAGGGCGGCTTTGAGGATTGTCTCAATGTCTATGATGACTTCCAAAGGCGTTTCAACGAGTTCGGCATTGCCAAATCTCAAAATCAAGTCAACGCACTTCTCTAACGCCTCGCGCATCGCCGCCGCGTTGCCGCATTCCCGCTTCGCCGCCGCCTCCAAGCGTTCGGCTTCCCTTCGCATGTCGGCTATGAGTTCTCGCGCATACAGGTCTGACAACATTTCGCCGTTCGCCATCTTCGCGGCAACATCGCGCTCAATCTCGTTGGCGCGGTTTCTCTTCTCCGCAATGATGTCTGATATTGTTTTGTTGCTCATGCCTCTTTCCTCTTCTTCTTCACCGCGTACCGGCAACCAGTCAGGCCGTGCTTGCGCCGCTTCTCGCAGGTTCGCTCCAGCATGCACTGACCGCACTTCGTATCGCAGTTCGCCCAATGCTCATTATACACGCGCGCGAAGGACCGCCGGACTTCATCGGATATCGGCAGCGAACGCACAAGCTCCGCTGCTTTCCGTTCCATGCGCTTCGCGCGCGCGTACTCTTCAGCTGTCAGGTCAATGATTCTCATTGCCGCCGTCGCCGTCAATGTAGCGCTTGACTTTGACAGGTGGAAGACCCGTTTCGTCGAACAGCGTCTGCTGTCTGGGATCCTCTTCAACCAGTTCGTAAGCGCGACCCTCTTCGTCAAGCTCAGGTTCAGGATCTGCAATCGCGACCTCAGCAGCGCGAAGCTCCGCTTCTGTGCAATACCCCGATTCTACCAGCTGATCGACCTCGCTGCGCTTCAATGCGCGTCCAAGCTCTTCCTGAATGTCTCGAACAATATAAACGAAGGTGCGACCCACTTCGCTGTCGATATCGTCTTCGTCGCAGTCTTCAAGATAGTTGCGCAGCGCCTCTTCGACAGCGTCATCGTCATCCATGAACGTCTGTACCAGTTCCGTGACCGCCGAGCTTTCCCACCTAAGATCGTCAAGCTCCATCTCTTTGCGAATCGTAATGCTCATGTTTTACTCCCTTCCTTTCCAGCACTCGAACGCCGAGCGCGCGAATATCATCATCGCAATAGCCACACAGATTACTGCTTCCATTGTTTGTACTCCTTTTGTTGTTGTTGTTGTTGGTTTGTTCAGACAGCTTTGCGCCGTTCGGCGAACGCGGCGACACTGTTTGCAGTGACTCCGATAGATCGCTTGCCGGACGGCGCAACAGCGTCAAGATATCCTTTGCGAACCCACAGACAGATCGTCTTCGCGCGGTTCTTCGCCGTCAGCCCCAGCCGCTGCGCCGCTTCTTCGTACGACAGCACTGCCGGTTCTTCCGGCAGCGCTGCGCCGTCGATAACAGCTTCAATCTTGCGCACCTGCTCAGGCGACAGCCCCAAACGCGGCATTGACAGCAACGACAGCACGAATGATTTATCAGTCAGTTCCATAGTGGGTAATTTACACCTTTCAGACACACGCAACTGACGCGCCGAAGCACGGCAGGTGCTTTACACCTTTCACACAGCACGAACGGCGCTCTGCCGGTTCGACTTCTTCGACGGGTGCTTTACACCTTCGCGCGAAAAATAATCTTTAACAAGACTGAGCAACGCACCAGGCACGCCGCCGCCGCTCCGATAATCTTCAAGAAAGTGCGCCAGCCGGACACAGTCTGCCGCCGTCAGGTTTATAGCATAAGCCACGTTATCGATCCTCATTTTTACTTGCGCCCTTTCTTCTTGCTGATTTCCTTCACCGCTGCCGCGCCTGATTCACGGCGCGCTTCATTCGCCGCCTGTTCAGCTGCGCACCACTGGTACTCAGCAGCTGTCAGTTCAGGATACCTGCGACGGAGTTCTATTGCGATTATCTCGCAGACCGCGCCAGCGCAGTTCGGTTCGCCGCGCGTGTTGTACAGGCCGCGATCTGTCGCGTAGCGTTTCAGCCGCGCTACGTCTTCAAGCTCTGGTACTATCATCAGCACCTTCTTAGCTGTCTTTCGCATGTTTGACATTTTGTTCTTTCCTTCTGTTGGTTGAATTGGCGCGTAGTATATCACACCTCGCTTCAGGTGTAAAGCACCCTTTTTAAAAAAAGTTAAATTTTTTTACTAAGGTTTTCCGCGCTTGATTATGGTATACTTCGCCGCATGAAATCAATACTACTATTTGCAACCGCCCTTTCCCTTCCGGCGCTCGCCGCATGGAACACGGCGACGAATGTCGATCCTATGACAGACGAAGCGCGCTTTGTTTTTTCAACACCGGGCGAACCGCTTGAAGTGTTCAGCTTGAAGTACACGCCGTTTTTGTGCGTTCGCGTTCCATCGAACCAGACGGACAGGTGCGAGATTTTTTTCGAGATCCAGCACGAAGGGCTGAAGCGCGGAACGTCGGACGTTCTGGTTCGCTTCGATAAGACTCCAGCCGAAAGCTGGAACGTGACCGCTTCAACCGACAGGCGCGCCGGATTTTTTGCGAACCCTTCCGACCTGTTGCCGAAACTGAAGCAGCACAACCGGCTGACGATTCGTTTTCAGACCACGCTTCAGGCCGTGCGCACTACCAGCTTCACCCTCACCGGCCTCGCCGAATCTCTCGCCGCGAAGATCGCTGCACCACCTTCCGCGCCACCTGAACCGAACCCTTTCGAAGCGCAACTTCGTTAGTCTGTCGATATTCGTTGTCTTGCTGTTAGCGAAGTATACGGGCAAACGTCGCCGAAAGAACCTATTGCCCCCCCTTCCCCCTCGCCGCCGACCGCGATCCGTTTGTTCATTGCAAGCCAAACACGCATAAATAAACGGCGCGCGCCCCTCGAAAGTACTGACATTAATTTGACATTAGTTTTCAGTTAAACCTTGCTTAAACGAAGTAAATAAAAGTAAACCGCGCACCCCCTCCACATATCACCAAACCCTTTATTAATGCGTGTTTAACGCACCATACCCCCCCTGCCAAATTTTACCAGTCGCAGACTGTAAATCTGCTGGCGATGCCTTCCAAGGTTCGAATCCTTGTCCCACCACCATTAAAGCGAAACCCCGTAAATTACGGGGTTTTTCTTTTTACAAAGACTTGACGCGCCGTGCCGGATATGGTATCTTACGCGCCGTTCTGACATTAGTTTGACATTAATTCAGGCGCAACCAACAAAACCATAAGGACGAAAGCAAATGAAAGTAAACAAAAGTAAACGGCGCAAGCATGCGCGCGCCACGAACGGCAGCGGAACGCTGGTGAAGCACGGCAAGTACTGGCATGCGCGCTGGTGCGTCAATGGCCGTCTGATATCGAAGTCGCTGAAAACGGAAGACCGCGACGAAGCGCAGCGCGAACTTGAAAGACTCGCCATACCGCGCGCCGGACAGTCAGACCGGCAGACGCTCCGCAAGATCGCGCAGACGATACAGTCGACAATGTCGGACGTTGCCGATAGCATGAAACACGTATCCCTACCCATCAGCGCCCTGTACTCGCTGTTCGAGCACGCGCCGAACCGACCGCAAGTGTCGGCCGGAACGCTTCGCTGCTATCGCGGCCAGTTCAGCGTACTTGCCGACTGGCTGCGCGCGCACCATCCTGAAATAAGCTCGATTCGCGACATATCGCAGACCATCGCAGACGAATACGCCGCGTGGCGCGCGGAAACGAAGTCGCCGAATACGCACAATAAGGACTTGAACCTGTTCGCGCAGACGTGGCGCATTCTCGCGCCGCGCTACGGCCTCGACTACAACCCGTGGACTGAAGAACGCATTGCACGGCTGAAGCTTCGCCCGAACGCCCGACGTGCGCTCACGCCCGACGAAGTCGCCCGACTGCTCGACTGCGCTACGCCGGAAGAACGCACCATCATAACAATCGCCCTTTTCACCGCGCTACGTCTGGGCGATATCGTACGCCTGAAATGGAACGAGATAGACTTCAAGAAGCTCTGGATAACGCGCGTCACCCACAAGACCGGACGCACCGTGTCGCTTCCCATCGTGCCGCCGCTCGCAGACGCGCTCCGTCACTGGCGCGACACGCGCAAGAAGCTACTCAATTCCGAATACGTCTTTCCAGACCAGATATCGCGCTTGCGTTCCGACGGCAACACCGAACATATCAGCCGATCCTTCAAGAACTTGTTCGAAGGTGCAGGAATTAAAACACACGATACCGACGAAAACGGGCGAAAGTTCCGCGCGGCCTCGTTTCATTCGCTCCGGCACACCTTCGTTTCGTCGCTCATTGCGTCAGGCGTGAACCCTCTCATAGTGCGCGAAGCTGCCGGTCATTCCGTAATGGCAACAACAGCCGGTTACACGCACATTGGCGCAGACTCCCTGCGCACCGCGCTTTCCGCGCTCGCGCCCGTCACGGTGGCGAAGTCTTGAAGGTGCAGCCGATTATCGCGACCGCGTTGCCGGACACCGTCAGCGACACGCGCCGATCTTCCTGATCCGACGAAGCATAGTAGCCGCTGGTGTCATCGCCGTACATGTGCGCGTTCGCAAGCTCCGAAAGCGCGAACGCCGCCGGTGCCGGAACGCCCAGCGACTGAAGCGCCGCCGTCGCGACTTCTTCGCCGTTCAAATCGGCATACGCTTTCGCCGTCACGCCCGTCAGATCTAAAGTCGCGTCCATCACGTAGACGAACCGCTGCGTAATGTTCGTCGACTCCGTTCGACCGCCGTTTTCGTCGAACGTATACCGCAACCGATGATAGTCGACAGACAGCGGCACGAAAAGATCAACCGACTGAAACCGCGTCACGCCGCCAGTAGTCACCAGCGAAGATGCAGTATTCAGCGTGAAGCAAACGCGACAACATGCGCCCGTCTGCACACTATCGTCGAGCGAATATACGGTTCTGGGCGGCGACAGAAAGTACATCCAGCCAGACGGCGAAGACGACTCACGAACCGAACCAACAATCGCAGTCTTCTCGCCGCTCACCGTCGATACGTATTCCTCGCTGCCGCTCCACGCATTCGTAGTCACCGTCATCGGTGTCTTGACGCTGTTCCAGCCTCCTTCCCCCGGTATCTGCGACCACGATTGATATTCATACCATCTCCGTTTGCGGCCACCCTGAGAACGATCCACGCGCGACAGGTTCTCTTTCTCCAACGTACCGGCAAGCGCAAGAAGCTCGAAGTTGTTCAGTATCTTTTCACGCGTCAGCGCGCGTTCCAACCGGTTCGAGTAGTTCGCGCGCCAGTAGACGTTCGTCAAGACGCACCAGCCGCCGTCCATCTTCGCTACGCGCTCCGCGACAGCAGCGCCGGACTCTATCATGTAAAGCCCCGTCTGGAACGTCAGGTTCGACGACATGCGCACGTACCCCGGCATGATAGGCCAGCGACCATACTGCGCCGGAAATTCGGCCTTTTGAATGACGCGGTTCGTAACTATGTTGAAATACGGAACGGAAGGAAAGCTACCGACATTCAGGCAATTCCTCTCAGCCCATCCCTCACAGATCCACGCCACGTCTTCAGCGCGCACGTACCTGTAGTCAGCGCCCGAACCCATTATTCGACCGTCTATCCAGTACGCAGCCGCGTTCGTGTCGACGAACGGCGCGAAAATGTAGTCAGACGGCGACGAAAGCGCGGAAGTCGCGGCAAGCAGCAAGCCAAAGTTCATACGACCCCCTATTCGTACGCCGGAACCACGAACGCGCCGCGATAGTCAGCCGAAATCTTTCCGTTCGTTATCTGGTAAATCGGAATGTAGCTCACGTCGCCCGACGGCGCTGCGCCCAGCGCGACACCAGTCACTACCGACACGCTTGCGCCGCTTGCAGTCAGCTCGATCCGGCACTGGTACAGCCCGTCGACCTTGCCCGAACCAGTTCCGCTCGCAGTGTACCACTGCCGCCCGACCATCACGCCACCTGCGCCGATTGTGCGCGTATCCGCTGTCCACGCGAATATACCGCCCGAACCGCCGACAGCAACGTCATCATTCTCGCCGCTGTGACCGCCGCCGCCGCTGCCGCCTGACAGGTCATGCCAGCACAGACACACCGTGCCGCGCACGTATTGCTCGACACTTCCATCGGCGCGAATCTTCGCAATCCGCAAATCAGCAAAATAGTCGCTCAGCAGACCGCCTGACTGCGTCTCGCCCTCTGGCGCGTTCGCCGTAAGCCCCAGCGAAGTTATTGTCACGGCTGGCGTATTGCCACCCGACGTATCAAGCATACACTTAACCCAGCGCGCCGCCGATTCAAACACCCCAGCGTCAGCCCAAACGCCGTCAGCCGTCTCCGCAGCCGTCGCGTCAGCAAGCGTACTGCCAGTGAAAGACTCGCAGCCACCATACGCGCGAATCTGCGTTACATCGTTGACCGCGTCCAGCTGCGCCGCGCCATAGCGCGGCAACCAAACTCCGACATGCTTCGTGGTTGCGCCGCCTGAAGTAACGTCGAATAATTTCACTTTCCACGGATACAGGCCGCTTGCGCCGATCACGATTGACGAACGTACCACCTGAAGCACATTCTTGCCGCCGTCATCGATCCCGTCGACAGTCGCAATCAGAACCGGCGCGCCGCACTCCGTTTCGTCGAGCGAAAACACTCCGGTTTCCACGTCAAGGTATAGCGCGAACTCCGTCGCACTCGCCGACAGCCCTTCCATCACGTCCGTCAAGTCATACCAGCCAGCCGGATATCCGTTCGCCGCAGTCAGGCCGGACGTAATGTCTTGCGCCACTCCATCGATTGTCAGCGCGCCGTCAGGAATCCAGATTATCCACGCGCCGACCGGCGCGCCGGTTTCCTCATCTTCCTCTCCGGCAAGCGCGCTCCAGCGCAACTCGAAAGGCGCAGCGAACTCATCAGGAACGCAGACCATCGGATCGCGCTTGCGCGTACCGCCCTTCGCGCTGTCCGGTGCGCCCTGCCTCATCAATCCGCGCAGAAACGTTGCGCTTGCTTCGCTCAACAGATACTTTGCCACTTCAACCACCTTTCAAAAGGCCGCCCAGCAGAACATGCACTGCTGGGCGGCCAACCAACAACAAACGCCCGTAAGGAGAACAGGCACTTATATGCGCGTATTGTACCACACCTCACCCACCCGAAACGCGCAGCCGTTTCCCTGTTCGGGAACTACGGCGTATATTCGCATGTGCCATCCTTACACGTCACCCCGACCGCACCGTCACTCACCGTGACCGTACCGTCAGCCGCGCTTGTTACCACAGCCTTCGCCTCATTGCCGCCTTTCGCCTTGAACATTGCGTACGCCTGTTTCGCAAGCGAAGCAATCGCGGCAGCGCCACCTTCAGCCGCAGCGCTACCGCCGCACGTAGCGATAGCAGCGCCGATCTTCGCGGCAAGCTCCGCAGCGCCCTTCAGCGAAACGGAAACAAGCGCTACAAGATTGCTATCAGCGCTCGAATAGTAACCGCCAAGCGCGAACTTGATTTCGCCCGGTCTGATTGCGGCGCTCATATCGTCGACCCGAACGACCTGCCAGTGCTGCCAGTACTCGATAGACCAGCCGCCGTCAAGCACAAGCGGAACTCCGTTCGTGCATATCACGTTCCCGTTGCCGTCAAGCGGCACTTTGTCGGGATTGCACGTAACCGTAATGCTCTTGCAACCAGTAGCAAGCGCAAGCGCCGCACACGCGGCAACCATCATCAGTCTTTTCATTTGTCTTCTCCTCTTTTTTTGGTGTAAGCTTCTTCAAACGCTTTCCAGCCGTAAGCTTCGCAAGCGTCTGCGAGAATGTGACCGGCATGCCGCGTCAGGTAGCGGTACGGGCTCCACCAGGCGTACGTCAGGTTCGCTATCCTCAGGCAGTTCCGGCGCAGTTCCTCGTTCGCCGCATGGAATCTCTCTTTCGTGCCGTCATTGTCATAGCTGTACCGGCAGTCATGCACGTCAGCCGCCGGAATGAACATGTGAAGTTTCTCGCTGATTTCGTCGCGGACCGCCGCCGGAAACCAGTCAGGCCCGATTCCGTTGCAAGCAGCCGCGACCTTCGCCGCGCCGAGACCCCTCACGAAGTCAGCACCTTCAAGACCAAGCGCAAGCGCAAGGTCAATCGCGCGCGCGCCGTCAGCTTCAGTCATCTTCGTCATCGCACAGCACCTTTCACGATATTCGGCGCTTCGCGCGTGACCGCGTTGAACCCCTTGTTCCCAAGCGCGCCGTAAATCAGCGCAAGCGTCATCAGTATCACCTGAGTCAGCTGAAGGAATATCATCACGCGCACGTAATTGAACAGCGTCTTGATCTGTTCGTCATGCCGCGCAAGCTGCACGGCCTGTTCGACTGGTGGTTCGCTCATCTTTCATTCCTCCGCTTTCTTCAGTATCGCTGCGGCCTCTTCAGCCGTGCAAAGTCCGGAACCCACAGCAAGCTCGACTCCGGCCTGCAATCGCGGATCATCGGCGCGCAAGTACTGCGCCGTCATCAGCGTATCCCAGTACGGCATACCGTTTGGAAGCGTCGCCGCCTGAAGCGCCGCTTTCACCTGCGCGTACTTGCCCGTATCCGCAATCGCCGACAGCAGCGCAAGCACGGAATAGCGAACCGGCGCAAGCGTTCCAGTCGCAATCTTCGCGACGTTCGTTTCAGCCCACGTCACGCCAGCTTGCGAATAATGCGTCACCGTGTTCGTCACGCCGTTTATCACGACCATCTCGCGACCGGTTATCTTGCGCTCGTTTATCTTCGCCGTCAACCTGTCGACAGTCCAGCCCTGCGCAAGCGCAACCGCTGCGCAAAATGCCGCCGTAATCATCAATGCCTTTTTCATCATCATTCTCCTATGTGTGTTATTCCTAAGAATGCACCGTTCTCGAACGTCGCGACCGTACCTTCAGCCGCGTTCGTAATCGATCCCGTGTACGTCAGCTGATTGTCGACCAGCACGGCTATCGAACCCCAGTCCATGCCCGAACCGTCTCGACCGCCGAACGACCCGTGCCGGTTCATGAATATCGGGATACCTGCAAGCTCCGCCGGACGCGTGAACCAGCACCTGTGACACTTAGCGTACGTCTCGCCGAACCGCGTAATCGAAACCGTGTTCGTCCAGTGCGACTGCGGCACGTCCTGAACCGTGAACGCGCCGACCGCGTAGTTCGTCGAAAAGCCGCTTTCCCAGACGTACGGAACGCGCACAATCGGTTTCATCGGCAAGTCGCGCGATACGTAGATCCACAGACAGTCACGGTTTCGCACAGCGTCGTAAGTGTTCGATACGACGAATATGTCTACCGACCGGCGCGTCGAAGACGGAATCAGCGGAAAGCACAGCTTAAAGAACGTGCCGTTCGTCGGAGCGTCCACCATCGCTTCAGCAAGCATGTTCGTGCCGGTATTGAACCCGTCAGACCATGCCGCCGCCACCTTATGCGCGTTCGCCGAACTCACTTCAAGCGCGCTCATATCGGCAACCGACACGAAAGCCCCCTGACGATCCATCAGTTCCGGTTCGCCGCCAGACCACCGTTCCGTAACCACGTCGCGCGACCACGCATTGTTCGTCACAATGCCCGTCTGGTAGACCGTGTTCGTCTCTGCGCCAGCGCCGAGCTGCGCGACGGCTGGAAGTACCGCACTCGCGACCATTGCGGCACACGCCGCACCGCGACAACCATTTAGAACACCATGCTTCATTGCTGCGGAACCTCCAGCCGTACGCGCCAAAATGTCTTACGATCCAAGAAGAACCCGTTCACAACGCTCACCGTATTGCTGTGACTTGGAGAATCGTCAAGCGTCAGCGAATCCCACGTCTGCACGTCTGCGTCACGCCCCTGAAGCACTACGCGCGAACCAGCCGGAAGCTCGATTTCCTCATCGACCTTCCATTCGAACCGCGCGAACTTGCCCGTGAACGCCGCAGCCACAATCGAAACGCCGCCCGTCGCGGTAATCTCGACCGCCGGTGGATTGTTCCCGAACCACCACATGTTCCACGCCGTGACTTCCGCGTTCGTGCCGGAATGCGACCATACTCGCGTGAAGACGTTGCCGGTATGGTCTACGCTGACAGCGCTCCAGCCGTCAGCCGTCGCAAGCGTCCAGTCGTTAGATGCCGCCTGTCTGTACCACATTGGAGCCGGATCGCCGCCCGTCGCCATTGCCGTTACGAGCGAATTGCCGCCGTCGACGGACGTGTCGACAGCCGTCAGCACGATACCTTCATCGCTCGAAGACCTTGACAGAATGTTTTTCGTCGCACCGATGAACGTACACGCAAGCACCAGCCCAAACACCGCGCACTTGTTGTTCACAACGCCGCGCTGTCGAAGCAGCGCCGCAAACAGCAGACCCGTGAACGCCGCAGACGCAATCGGCAGCACGTACCGGCAGCACGTCTCCATGAACAGGTACTTGATAGCGCACTGGAAGTTCAGCGTATCGACGAACAGCAGCGTAGCCGGATCCGTAAGCGCCGACCACATTGCAGGATCTGTCAGTTCCTCTGTCATTCGTCAGCAACCCCCACCAAATAGCCGCCTTTAAACGTAAGCGTATGACCGCCCCAGCTTTGCGTACCTGTATAACCGTCCTTGACTCCCGGCATGTCCATTACCGAACCGTCCGAAGACGCTGCGTCGTTAGGTATCCATATGCCAAAGAAACCGGAAGACGCGTACTGCGCCGGAACTGCAATGTCTATCGAATACAGATTGTTGTACACATTGCCGCCTTTGTCAGTCCAGCTGCCAGACTTCGCCGTCGGACTGCTGACGAAATCATCTGCGAGAAAATCCCAGTCAGCTTTCGGCGTGTCAAGGTTTGACGAAAACTCGATGAACGGCTTGACCGTCTGAAGCGATTCCTGAAACGCGAAGTCAAGCACAGTCTTGAAGCACTGAACGCCGTTCACCGTCACCTGTTCCGACGTGCGGTCTATGTCCGTCACCGTCACCTTCGAGTTTTCGTCGAACGTAACCGCCGCCTCGAACCCCGTGAACTCTACCGACATGAAAACGACCGGCGTACTGATTACGCTTTGCGCCGCATATGTCAGCAGCTGCGTCGCAGTGTTGTACCCGTTGCGAACCGCCGCCTGTTCAGCTATCACCAGCTCGTTCGAACTGGCGACCGCAGCAAGCTCAGCCTGCGTCGCAAGCGCGTTCGTGCTCGAAACGTTGCCGTCCTGATCCACGAACAGAACACGGTTCGTCACTCCAGCCAAAAGAAGACGGGGTACGGCGAACGCGATCCACGTCAGGAGGATAACAGATATGGTTTTACCGTGTTTACGTGTCGTCATTTCGCCGTACCCCCAAATTTCTTCGCGCGGAACGGGCGAACAGGCCGTTGCCCGTTCACGTTTCCGCGATTCGCCGCGCCGCGCGCCCGAATAGCCGCTGCGCGCGCGATCCTGTTCGTATGTCCAGTCCAAAGCACCTCGACCTTGTTTGTCAGCGCAGTCCACTGCGCGTCAGGAACTTCCACCGCGCGCGCCGCGCACACCGCGCAGAACGCCGCCGCAACTATCGCAACCTTCTTCACTCGTTCCCCCTTTCAAGCGCCTCAAGCGCCTTGTAGTTCTCAGGCAGCGTCACGTCAATGTTCGTGACCGCCACATATTCAAGATAGCCGCCCAGCATGCGCCGTTTCCAGCACACTTCGTCTACCGGATCGTAAATGTAGTCGCTCACTTTGTGCGCGACCGCCCGAACGACGTTCGTCACCGTCTCAGGCGAAACGCTGTCAGGTATGTCCGACAGCCGCGCAAGCCCCAGCGCGTTCTGCCCCGGCGTATATGTGCGCGTTCCTGACAGCGTTCCGATATCCTGAAGAAGTATGTTTAGCACAGTGACGTTCCCATCGGCGAAAACTTGCACGCTCTGCATAACGTTCGGCTGCCATCCGTACTCGTCACCTTCCCATGCGAGTTCATTGTACCAGCCATCCCATACATTCATCTCGCCCGGGAAGAATGAAACCTCAATCGTGTAATAACTCAAACTGCGATCCCCATATGTGCGCACCCATTCGTAGTTAACGCCGAACCGACACCCGTGGAACGTTGAAGGCCATTGCCACTCGCCGAATGTTCCTTCCACCTCGTTCGTCACAATGTTGCAAACGTCGTTGGTGGTGAGAATCCTCCGCGCAACTCTGTCAATGTAATCGACCGCATCATGGTAAGCGATTTCGACCGCGTTATCCGTGTAGTTCGTTGCCGGTGCCAGCGACGTGCGCGGCGCAAGCTCAAGAATGCGCGCGTCAGTCTGCGACTTTGTGTACACGTTATCGACACGCTGTTCAAAGTTTGTCTGAAGCGCGTAGACGGCGTTCGTGATAGTCGCGTCGCGCCTGTCGACGTACTCTTTCGTGGTAGTTATGCCGAACGCAGAAACCGCGACCGCGACCGCGAAAAACATTACAGCTCTTTTCATCAGCCCTCTCCTTCCTGATTTACAACCTCAATGAACTCGCCGGAATCGTCAAGAATGTAGTCGCCGCTCCAGTCTGCGCCCCAGCCGATTTCGGGATCGAACATTACCGTCTGTTTCACGTAGTGCTGCGTACCGTTAACGACTACGCTCTTGATATAGCAGTCGCTGCCTTTCACCGCGTAGAACGTGTTCGCCGATCCCGGCGCTGCTTCAGACTGTGCCTGTATGATTTCCACGTCGCCCACCCCCAAAAGCTGAGTATCGTCACCTAACTGCACGTACACTTTCTGTCCGTTCCGCACGAACCCGTAGTGCGCGAAGTTCGCCGCCGAAAGCAGCGTATACCAGTCGCCGTCGCGCAGCTCGCACGGCACGGAAAGCGTCACGCCGTCAGCGTTCGTCACGCTCACAACAACGCCCGTCACGCGCCGCCCGTCCAGCACCGCCGGAACGCTCGCAACCCTCACCGGCACGGCAGAACCGGTGAAAAGGTACGCGCAGCGAAGCGGAAGCGCGCTGCTTAAAAGTTGAACTCTAACGTCAATTATCATCTTCTTGCCCCCTCTTTGTTGGCGACTCATCGTACATTGCAGACGGAATCGTCGTTTCCGGATACGCCTGTACGCGGAACACGTACGGAGTCGCGCCGAACTCAAGCATTGCCTGTCCGCTACCGTCCAGCAGAACCGGCGAAGTCACATAGCACGGCTTGCCGGTAGTTGGCGACTCTACCTGAATCGGCGTGACCTCAGACGCGTCGAACGGGTTCTTCTGGTACGTGCCGCAGTCCACAATACCGAGATCCCAGCCGATATCGGTTTCAGTGCTTCCACCCTCGATCTTCACCAAGTTCGACATGAGCTGGATCGCGATTGTGTACCTGTAGCCGTAGCCGAATTCGTCATTCCACAGCTTCTCTTCGTCACACTGCACTACCCTGAAACAGTGCTTGCCGCCCGAAACGCCGCCGATAGTCACCGACGCCGCGTTCACCTTTCCGACCGCCGCCTTCCACGTAGTCTGACGCGCGACAGTCTTCTTCGTCATATGGAACGTTGGCGCTGGCACGTCGATCTGCGGTACGCTGTCGAACGGCTGACCGGCTGAGTTCAGCACCGTTTCGCCCGTCGCCGCGTCTTTCACCAAGTCACGCGAAACCGATCCAGAACGCCAGCCGCAGCTTTCGATATCCTGACCGCGCGGCGCTTTGTTCGCTTCGCTCGCGGAACTGCTTTCGCTGCTGTACGTCACGTCGACGAACAGCACCTTCTTATTCCCGTCCGTTCCCTCTTCGAACGCGTAGCCCACACACACCAGATTCGAATGCGCAGTCGAATGCGCCGAACCGAGCGCCGGAAGTCCGGTGCAAGACGCAATCTCTTCAGCTGCCGCGTTCGCCGCAGACGGCAGCGTGTCGCGCACAATCAGGTAGCGCCGCGTCAGCGACGTTATGTCGCCGTTCGCCGCCACCGACCACCGCCGGTTACCAATCAATTTCGCTGTCATGCTCATATCGCGTCAAAGTCTCCGAGCGCGCTTGCAATCTTTCCGTTCACGCTTGCGATCTTCTCGACGAAGCTCCGGACACGGTCTACGCTCTTTACGACCTTGTCCTTTTCGCCCTTGCCGTACTCCGAATTAATGCTCATTGTCGCGGCCTTGTACGAACCGCCCAAAAGCAGTTCGTTTCGCGCTTTCCTGACAGCCGTGTCGATCTTGTCAGCCGTGTCAGTCGCCGCGTCAGTCGCCGCGAAACCGACCGCCGCAGAACCGACCGCCGCCGCCGCCTTTCCAGCTTCAGCAAGCTGCTTCTCAAGGTTCACGCGCAAATCGTCAAGCTTGATCTCCGTGCCGTCCGGGAACCACTGCATGCCGCGAACAGTGTCCGCAAGCTTCTCCCACGGTTCAGCGGCAAGCTCCGATATCGGCTTGTTCCACGCTTGCCACACCAGCTTCGAATGCTCGACCGCAGCCGCTTCACCTTCAGTAATGCGGATCCACAGATTAACCCAGCTGTCAGCGACCAGCTCGAACACCTTGCGCAGCGGCGAAGCGACACTTTCAAAGAACGCCTTGACGAATTCGCCGCCGAGCTTCAGCATGTTGTTCAGCGCAACCCTGAACCCCTCGCGAATGCCGCCCGTCGCCTGACTCCAGCTCGTAAACCACGTCGTAACGTAGCGCATTGTAACTTTCACGAAGTATTCCATGTAAGCATTGCCCTTCATGGCCGCTTCGCGAACGCCGCCAGCGAACTGCGAGTCAAGCAGCTTGCACACTTCGCCGACCGCATTCATCCACAGCGACTTCGCGCCGGAAGTCATCAGCACCATCGCGTCAGCCACCGCGTCACCGGCGTTCGCTGCGGAATCGGAGATTCCCGGCATTGCGTCTATAACCGCGTTCAGCGAATCAATCCCGTTACGCGCCGCCGCCTCAATAAGCGGCATGAAATCAAGACCAGACCGGCCAAAGACGGCCATTGCCGCAGACGAACGCTCTTCGACCGTCGCAAGCTCCGCTATGCTCTGGATAGTGCGCTTGAAACCGCCCATGCCGGTTTCGCCTATCGACTTCGCCATCTTCTGAAACGCCGTCGCAAGCTGTTCAGGCGTTTGCGACTTGATACCGAGAACATTCAGCGCAGTCGACAGCTTCGTGATCTCTTCCGCGCTTGTTCCAGACTGCATTGCAACGTCAGACAACCGGCCAAGCGACTTCGCGGCAAGCGCGAACGCCGCCGTCGCTCCCGCGATAGCCGCGCCGCCAATCAACGCAACGTCTTTCGCGACGTGTCCAGCCGAAAGCGCGATCTCCTTGAAGACCTTGCCCGTCTTGTTCACGCCCTTGACGTTTAGCGTCAGCCGTGTTGCATTCATTGCCATCTTTTCAGTCCTTCTTTTCGCCGAACATTTTAGCCAGCCGCTCGAACTGCGCTACTGTCGTTTGCTCCTCGCGCTCTTCGATATCGTGTCGCACAGCCGCTGCCAGCTCCGGCAAGCACCAAGAGTCCAACCACTCATCGCGTCGAGCCTTAATGCCGCAGAAATCTGCAACGATACCAACCAGATCCGAGATCGCCAGCGGTAGCCACACCCCAAGCGCCGCGCTTCCCTCACGAAGTCGAACAGAATCATCCGTTTCAGCCTCGTGCGCAGCGACGTTCAGGGCGTGCCGGTAAAATCCGCGATTGAACGCGTTTCACCCTGCACTACCAGCCGGAGCAGCTGAACAAGATCATCAGCCGGAACGTCATCGCAGTCAATCGGCGTACCATCCTCAAGCGTCACGTTCTTCGCAACCAGCTCAAGCCCGATACGTTCCTGTTCTGCGACATTGTCGCCGCTCTGCTTCATCCGCTCAGCGAACTCATTCGCCGCGCGCCTCGAAAGACGCTTAATCAGCAGCACATTGCCGCCGACCGTCACGCGCCTTGCCTGAATTACGTATTGCATTGCATGTTTCCTTTCGCGACCTTATCAAGTGCTGCTGCCAGTCTGCGCGGCAGGATCGCTGCCCCCCGGCTGGAACGTCAGCGACCAGTTCGCGGCGCGCTCACCCGTAGCGTCTGCGGCAGGCGGCTCGATACCCTTCAGAATGCAACCGGGGATCGACACCGTCTTCGACGTGTCAGCCGAGCCGTCGTTGAACACGATAGTCAGCGTCATGTCAGCTGCGACGTTCAGCGTAGGTGGCTCGACCAGCCCCTGCGCGACCATCGTGAATTCGCCGTTCTGCGTCAGCGCGCCGGGAATGAAACGCGACTCCACGTCGTCAAGCGTCGTCACGTCGACCGGATCGGAAGTGACCGGCTTTCCGGCTGGCATGCTGCGCACCTTGAAATTAGTGCTGTTCCAGCTTGCCGTCAGCGATTTGACTTTGTACTTACTCATTTTTTTCCTTTCTTTTAGTGAAGAAATCCTTAATCCGAAAGCGTCTCAGGTTCAAGATACTCTAAACGAAGCTTCGCCCATTCAAGCGGATACTCCAGAAGATTGCTTTCCGTGCGCGTCGCAGTCCGGAATATAGCGCCGTGCGAACTCGAACGCGCAATCGCCAGAATCTTTTCGCGCGCTACCTCGATCTTGTCGAGATTCCCGTATATCTCAAGTCCGGCAGCTTCGCCGGTACGCAACCGCTTTATGAACTTGCGCGGCGAATCGTTCCGCTCGCAAGCGCCCACAACCACGCCAACCGCGAACGTCTCTTCATCCACGTCACCAGCGTCGTTCTCCGCGTCTTCGCTGAATATCCAGACGAACGGCGCTTCATTCTCTCCGGGATACCCTGCCGCGCCGTAGCGGTTCACAATAATCAGCGGCGCAGCGCCGAACGTGTCGACGAAGTACTGAACAAGCGCGGTATCGTCAGCGATAGCCGTCGCAAGGTTCTCTTTCAGCGTTTCGTGCGGTGTAGTCATCCGATTTCAAGCCCCCTTTTCAGCCGCCGTGCGCAAAGCACTTCGTAGCGTTCCCTTACCAGTTCAGCGAACTCGCCTGAAACATGCTCAGCAAAAGGATCGATAACCATGCGCGCCGGACGCTCGTAATATTCCGGTATCTTAAATGCCTTTAACGCCGGATAGTTCCGGTGCAGCATGCTCTTTTGCCAGTCCTGAAACTCATATCTTGACGCGCCCTGAATTCCGCTCGCCCATGCCGCAAGCCTGTCCACCCATCCTATCATCTGCCCGTCGCCCTTGCGCCACTTCAGGATATTCCCTTTGTCAGCAAGAATACCGCCTGGTTTGCTCCCCGGCCTCATAAGCAGCGTCATTTCGCTTCGCGGCGCGAACTTAGGAACGCCGTAAACGCCGCCAGCAACCCGCATTACCTTGCGCAGCCGGTTCTGAACGCGCGTCGCCGCACCAGCAAGCGCAGCGCGGAACGTTATCGGCGTTTCACGCTCAAGCGCCGCAAGAGTCCGTTTCGACTCCCCTGTGAATTCAAGCGATACCGCGACCATTTCACCGCTCCCTCGCTCGCGCGTTCTGCGTGCAGCGGCACGTGAACTCACGCTCGCCGACCGTCACGCCCTTCACGTCCAAAGTTCCGACCTGCACGTCTTCGAACTTCATGCCGAAACGCGGCGCGAAGTTGAACGCTTCGTTCCACTCGCACCTGCGAATCACAACGGAAACGCGATCTGCGGTTTCCGAGTGAATCATCGCGCCAGCACCGGCAGACATGCCCGAACCGATAACCACCGTCGCAAGCACCGTTCCGGCGCGCACGTAACCGTCTGCGTCATCTTTCTTGCAAAGCACAGCTACAGGCCGCTCGAACATTTCAGCAGCCCTGCTGTGCATTCCGAATATGTCACGCGCCGGAATCATCGGTTCATTCGCCCTTACTCGATAACCAGTCGCAAAGTGCCGCCCGTCGCCGTTCCCTCGAACAGCAGTTTGTCGCCGCTGAACAGCCAGCCGTTCGACGGCGTAGCCGTATAGACACCGCCCGAACAGGTGCCGGTGCAAAGCTGGTTCGTCTTCGCATTGTGCGACTTCAGCACCGGATACACGCTGTTCGTCTGGACGGATACCACCGTATTCGTCACGTACGTCGTAATGTACTCGAAGCGCTCGTTAAACAGGCCAGACGCACCGAAGTTCACGTTGTGCGCGTAGAACCCCACGCCAGTTTCGCCGCGCACCTGCGCGTTCGTAGCGCCCGTGCCGTCAATCAAATACCACCAGCTGAGCAAGTCCACCGGATCACGCCCATACACCAGCTTCCCACCGGCAGCGGAAGACGTAGGCACGTACTCTTTCCGCTCGACCGCGCGACCGGCAGCGCCGAAGTCAATCTCTTTCGCGCCGATATAGCCGATTCCGTACTCAGCAAGCACCTGCGCGTTCGTATGCCCTTGCGGATCCACCAAGAACCACCAGTACAACGTAGGATTACCGGCCTTTGTGCCGTACATGATACGCCAAGCGCCAGACTTCAGGAACATTGGATCCTTGTACGTATACCCGCTGTAGGTGGCGTTCGTGCCGCCCTCTTCGAACACGCGCGTCAGCTTGCCGTCGACGTAGAAATCGAAGTACCGGTTCGTCACCATGCTGCTTACCGCCTCGAACGTCCAGTCGGACGTGAACACGAAGCTTCCCTGCGGAACGCCGTCAATCGTGTAGTCGAAGAAGCGGTTCGTCGCAACCGCCGAAACCGCAGCGACCTCATCAGTAACTATGGAAGTCTCGACGGCGTTCGTGTAAACGTCGAACGGAACCACGCGCGACAGCGTCACCGTACCGCTTGCCACCTCTGACACCACTTCAACAGCGGCAAGCTTGCCGCCACCGACGGAGATTTCACCGGCAGTCAGGTTCTTAACCTGCTTCAGCACTGCGGCCTGTACGACCGTCATTCCGGCAATCGCCGCAATCATCAACCAATTCTTCATCGCGTTATTCCGTTTCGTTTTCATTGTTCAGTTTCGCGGCGACGGCAGCGCGAACCGCCGCCGCCGCATAGAAGCGCAAGCCCCTATCAGCCGCCCGTCACAGTCACGTTCGGAACGGCGTATTCCGTGTACGCGTCAGCGAACTTGCACACAACCGCACCGGCGTTCTCGTCGAGCTTCGTCGAGTCGCTGGCATTCGGAACCACCGTGAAGAACGGCTTCGCGACAGCCCAGCCCTCAGCGTCGAAGTAGTTGCACTTCTCCGTACGATCCGCAGACTGCGACACCACGAACGGCTCGTCAGCCGGAGCGTCAGCCGGAACGTACACCATCGTAGCGCCGAACATGCCCTGCGTCTTCGCAAGCGAACGCACCACGTCGCCCGTAGCGCCGAACGCCTCAGGGCGAATCGCGACCACCGCGATATAGTCATCGTAGTCGCTGCCGACAACGTCGCTGTCGAAGATCGCAATCGCGTGGAAACCGAGCAGCGTCGACACGGTAGCAAGCACCTTCTCGTCGTTCAGCGCAAGATACCCGATATCGCCGGTCACCTTCGCGCCAAGCTCAAGACGGCGACGAACCTCAGGAATCTCGCACAGCTTCAGGAACGCCGCGTCAGACAGGTAAAGCGCGGCCTTGCCGTAGCCGCGAACCGACTTCGCAGCAAGCTGAAGCGTCTTGATAACGGCGTGATCCGCAAGCGCCGTCTTCGCGGTAATGCGCGCGGAAGTGAAGACCTTGCCAGCGGCCTCGTACTCCATAAGGTTCAGCACCTTGCGCCCAGCGTCGGAAGCACCGGCCTGTGCAGCCGCGTTCACGTCAGCGAACCCGTGCATTTCAGACTCGTAGATAATTCCGCGACCCTCGAAGCGGTCAGTCGTGTACGCAACCTCGACGGTAGCAATCTCACCAGCCGTCAGCGCAGAACCGTTCGTGCGGTTCTTCGTGCCGCGCGTCGCAGTCACGCCCTTCGGCGCAACCCAGATCTTGCCGCCCTTCTCATTCACGGTCACAACCGGGAATATCTTGCTGAACGCATAACCGCGAAGGTCAGCTTCAGTCATCTTCGCAAACGTCCTCAGATCCGGACGCTCCATGTCCTCAACATAAAGAAGACTCATTTTCGTTTTCCTTTTCGTTTAGTGTTTTTGGTGAAGCGCGACCGGCTGCCAGCCATTAGCAGCGCAAATCCGCGCGTAGGTTTCGGGATCCTCGCAGACCGCACGGCTGAAGCTGCCGCCGTGATCCTTCACGAATTCGGCGATAGTCGCAGCAGACTTCTTCGGTTCACCCAGCTGAAGCGCACCGGCTGTCAGTTTCCTGTGCGCGCTTTCGACGGAAGTCAGGCGCTCGCGCAGTTCGTCGCGCTCTTTGGCGACCGCTTCAAGTTCCCGTTTCCGCATTTCGAGTTCATTCGCAGCCGCGCTCGCAGCGTCTTTCGCCGCCGCAAGTTCAGCCGTAAGCTTCTCGACCTGACAGTTAAATTCCGCAATTTTCTTGTCGTGCATGCTCTGGAATCCGGCAATCCGCTTGTCGCATGCCTTTTTCAACGCTTCAAGCTCCGCTTTCATTTCGCCGCCGGATATGGTATCATTCGCGCCCTGTGAAGAAGGTTCTGAAATCTCTGCGCTTGCCTCTGGCTGCGCTTCTACTGGCTGCTCTGACGTGGATTCCGCTTGCGTTTCGGGCTGCGCGCTCGAAGCGTTCGTTCCCTCAGCCAGTTCGCCGCATGCTGCTTGCGCCGGTTCCGGCGCGGATTCTATGGGGCTGGAACCGTCGCCCGTATCCTGAGTTGCTTCGCCTTCAGCCGATCCCTCGACCGGTACGTCAGCGGCAGGTTCAGCCGGTGCGTCAGCCGCGTCAACAGCCGCAAACTTCGCAAACTTCTCCCTAAGCGCGACAGCCGGATCATCGTCAGCGTCTGCGTCACCGCGCGCAAACAGACCGTCAGTCGCCGCACCTTCCGCGACGAAGTCTGCGCCGTAAAGCTTGCCCATAACGACGTAAAGCTTGCCGTCGACGCTCTTGTCGAAGAAACCGCTCACGGCCTCCTCCCAGTCATCCCAAGTCTTGATCTCATCTTCAAGACCGGCGATGTATTCAGACCAGACCAGCTCGCCCTCTGCGGTTTTCACCTTGTAATCGGCGACGCTGAAGACAATCGAAAGACCCAGCGCGTCGGGCCGCTCGCGCGCCAAGCCCATCACCCAATCGACGTTATCGCCCTGCTTCGCTGCGACCTTCGAGAACTTGATATCGGCATACGCGCCGATTCCCTGTTCGCCGTCATGCCCGACCGCGTCTTTCTCCACCCAATTCGAGAAAACGCCCATATAGTTTTTGATCCGTCCGGCGTTCGAATCCTCATGCCCGAAATGGCAAAGCAGCTCCGCGTCATTCCCCTGCGCTATGCACGAACGGATGAACTCTTCGTCAAGCCACACACCGTGTCCGAGCGCCTCGCCCTGAATGCAGACCGCAACGTCATGAATTACCATCTGCTTTTCGTCGACCGCGCCGACCGGCCTCGCGCCCATCGCGAAACCGCACTTCTTGCCAAGCAGCCCAGTCAAGAACTTCGCGTCTGCCTTATTCATCTTCATCAGCATTTTCCTTTTCTGTTGTAGTTACTGCGGCAGCACCAGCCGTCGCCCTTTCCATCGGGTGAAGAAGTCCTATCGCGTGATACCGCTCGATATCCTTCTTCAGCTCCAGCATGAAACCGTCAGGATCGCCCGGGTGAAGCTCCGAAAGCGTTATAAGCCCGTTCTCAAGCTGGACCTTCTTCGCCTCAGCCGTGCGCTTCACGTCGACTTCGCGCATTACCGGCCAAGCCCACGAAACATATTCAGTCCAGCCGTCCGGCACTCTGATTCCGTTCAGCAGCCCCTTGCGCGCCGCCCAGCCGAACCACTTCTGAAGCGCCCAGTCGCAGACGTTCCGTTCAAGATCCTTCTGCTGTTCCTCGAACACCGGCCAGCTCATCACCTGTTCGCCGCGAAACGCCGTATAGCTCGCAGTCGCTTCCATGTTAGCATAGCACTTCGCAAGCCCAACCGCAGCGCCCGAACGACCCGAAAGCCACTTCACGAACCCTTCGACATTCGGGTTCGGCCGCTTCGTGTCAAGCAGCTCCATCTTGTAGCCGTCCGGCAGCTGATCGAACACCGCACCTGCACCTTCAATATGATCCAGCGAAAAGCCGTCATCCTCAACGTCCGTTTCAGCCGCGTCTGCGACCGCGTCAGGCGTTTCAGACCCTTCGCCATCGCCGCGAACCGCCGCAGCCTGTCGCGCAAGCTCAGGATCAAGTTCGTCATTCTCCGCGTCTTCGTCGCCCTCTTGCTGATTCGAAGTGCTGACAATCTGTCCGAGCGTCTGGCTGTTCTTCATCGCCGCCTGCACTTCGTACTTCGTGACGCTTTCGAGATCAAGCAAGCTATCAAGCGGCGCAGCGACCGCCGGAACGCCGCGCCCCTGATTGAAGCGCCAAACGTCGCGCAGCATTGTCCAATCCTGAACGTCACGCGTTTCGTCGACCGTCAGCCACAGAACGCCGTCTTCGTCATGCATGAACACCGTCCGGCCGCGATACTTGCGCGACACCGTCACGCCAATGAACCGCCCGTTCTGGTTGTAAATGCGGCCTTGCCGCTGCGAGCAACCGGCGAACTTGCTTTCAAGCCAGTCTTTCGGCACGTCGCCGATCTCATCCGGCTCGAACGCAAGAATCTTTCCGCTGTCTTCAACAATTCCATCATCGAACAGCAGAACCATGTCGCCGCCAATGAATTTCGTATCGACACACAGCGACAGCACCTTCGACAGCGGCAGACCGTCAGAAAACTCCGCATGCCGCGCCCAGCTTGCAAAGCGCCGCCGCAGCTCCGTACCGGCAGCGGCGAAGTCCGACGGGAACGCGAACGTCGCCTTGCCGCCGACCGTGCCAACCACGTTCAGCTCCATCTGACGCATAAGTGCGCGGAAAGAATCACCGTTGCGAACGCCCTGACGCGCCATGTTCAGCATGCGCAGCCGGTTCCATGCCGGAAGCGCCGAATCTTCGCCGCCGAACTCCACCTGTCCGCGACGGCGCAGAATCTGATCAACACCGCTCACAACGTCGTAACCGGCAGCGGCGAAGCTGACGCGCACGTTCCGCGCGACCAGCCGTCTTTGCTTCGCTGTCAAATCCTTGTACTTCATACGTGCTGATCCCTCGCAGTCATGTAGCGACGGCGCTTCAGTCCACCGCGCCCGTCAAGCTCACGATTGATTCTACCAAGCTCACGCTCCGTCGCCGCAATCTCTTCGTCAAGAGTCTTCAGCTGAAGGTTCGTCGCACTCACCTGACCATCGCCAGTCGACCGCGTAGACGATTGAACGCCGGTGCGCAGAATCGCCCTTCGCGTTTCGCGCAGCTCAGCAAGTTCGACCGTCAGTCGGTTCTTGCGGTTTATCAATTTCGCTTTGTGTGACATGCCTATTTATCCCTTCACGCGTTAATGTATCAAAAAGACGTATTGCGGCGCAATACGTCTCGTTCCCGAACTGGGAAACGCCCTTTCAGGCTCTATTCAGCGGTTCAATCCGTCCAGTACACCTTCACGGCAGCGCCGCAGCGCGCGCACTTCGCGTACCACATGCGTTCGTCACCCACATTCACCGACCGCCACTTGCGAATAGTGTTGCGACCGCCGCACCGCTCGCAGTACTCGTTTCGGCGAATTATGACTTGCACCGTGTCAGCTTCGCTATTCGGCTGAATCATCGCCATCCTCTTCGTACCGCGCTTCCCACTCGACTTCATCGACCGTGTAGCCGTGCTTCTTGCACAGCGACCACTGCTCATCCGTCAGGCACCTGCGCAGCGGTTCGATTTCGCTCAACGCCACAAATATTAAAGGATCACCGCAGGTGTCGCCTATCGCTTCTGCAAGCCATTCGCAAATGCGCCGGAACGCCAATTCAGGCACGTCAGCCGCAAACAACGGGCGAATCGCTTCGCCTACTTCGCGCGGATAGCTGTAGCGGTCACGAACCTCACCAAGCAGCTTACTTACTTCCAACTCAGCCGCGTACTCCTCTTTCGACTTGTTGCGCGCTGCCTCTTGCTCACGCGCGGTACGCTCACGCCGCTCGCGCTCGCTTTCGCCCCACTTCAGCACGAATTCCTTTTCGTACTTATTGCAGATCACGTACGCGCAAGGGTGCGCTTCATCAGGTTCATCCTGAACGTCATCCGGCATGCCGAAACGCGAATACAGCTCCACGATTTCCGTTCCTTCCGGAATGCGCTCGCTGAACAGCAGCTTCTTCCAGTCGCTTTCAGTGTCGCAGAAGCACGTCTTATCAAGACACCTGCCCAGCTCGCGATCATCATGCACTTCGCCGAACAGATCCGGCTGTGCGCCGGTGCGCTTCGCGCAGCGCGCACACTTCTCGCCAAACGCAAACGTCTTGCACGGAAACTTGAACCACATTGCGTCGACCAGTTCGCGTTCCTCAGAATCGAACCAGTAGCGGATACCGCTCCAGTCGATACGTCCGTTCTGATTCTCAATCAGCTTCGCGACCTTGCCGTCGAGTTTCTTCGCAGCAACCGGGCGAACCGCAATCTGTTCGAGCGCGTCAGCGGTAATCTTCTCTGGAAAGCGTTCAGCCGCCTGACGAACCTTAGGCGGCAGCGACAGCAGCTTGCGCCGCCGCGTCACCCATGCGTTCGACTTGCCGATCTTCGCGGCAATCTCCTCGCCGGACATGCCAGCGTCAAGACACTCTTCGACCAGCCCTGCTTCGCGAATCGGTTCAACGTCCTTACGCTGAAGGTTCTCAAGCGCCGTCAGCACCTTCGCGGCCTGAACGTCAATGTCGAACACCTCGCACGGTATCTTCCGCAGCCCTGCTTCGCGACATGCCGCAAGTCGCCGGTTACCGGCGAACGCGATATAGTGCGCGTCTTCGTCATCCGATCCAAACTGCGGATCCACTATCACAGATACGCGGTTCAGCAGACCGTTGCACCGGATAGACTCGGCAAGCTCCGCAACGTCATCGCGCGTAATCTCCGCGCGCGGGTTCCACGGTGCGAAGTGAATTCGCGATTCTTCAATCTCCATCGGACGACCCTTGCCGGTAATCGTCTGCCCCTTTTCAGTTTTCTTCTTTTTCATGTTAGTTTTCCTTTTTGGTTAGCGCTTCAGTTTCATCCTGAAGCGAAGCTTCTTCTTGACTGGCCGCGCGACCGGCGCGACCGGCACGGCTGGTTCGTCATCTTCGTGCTTGATCCTGTGCCCTTCGACGTGCTTCACGCGCGGCGCAGTCTGCGACGGCAGACCGGCAGCGACCGCCGCACGGTCTATCACACGTTCGTCGCAGTCGAACGCGCGAATCCAAGACGCGACCACGTATGATCCGACCGCAACGTCAAGAAAATGATTACGCTTGCTCTTTTGCACAAAATCCCACTCCATGCGGCCATCAGGCCGCACGAACTTACGCACCAGCCGTTCCGCGCAGACTTCCTGCGCGAACTCATCATGAACAAACGGATCCGATCCCCACAGCGAAGCGGAACCGGGCGAAAGCGGTTCAGACAGGAACAGACTCTGCGTGATTTCCTTCCAGTAGTCAGAATGAAACACGATATGCTTTCCGTTGCGCGACTTCGTCTCGAACATGTGATCGCCGCGACGAAGCACGTTAGGTTTCGAAATGTTGCCGAACTTCGCCCAGCCGCGACCGAGAGTCCAGAACACCATATACGGCACTTTGTCCACCTGACGCAGAATCAAGACCGCGCGCGCGACCGCCGAAGTCCAGTTGCCGCCGTCGAAAGCGAAAGCGGAAATCGGCGCGCGCTTGCCGTTCGCGAACCGCACCGGCAGCTGCGCTATCATCAAACCAACGAACCGCACCGCTTGCGAAATCACCTCAGGCCGCTTCACCTGCGGCAAGTCCGGCGCGAACAACGGCTGCTTCCCTGCCGGATACTTGCTCAGATCGATAAAGCCCGTCACGCGGCCAGCTCCCAGCGCCAGCAGTCCGTAGCGCAAGCCCGAATCTGCGCGCGCGTTCACGTCGCAGAAACCGACCACGGTATCCGTTCCTGGTGGTAAAGTCAAGCGCGGAACGCCGTTCAAAGCGTGCTTCACCACGTCAGGCGTTATCACCAGCGTCGCACCTTCCTCACGAACCAGCATTTGATATTCCGCGTCGAACGCCTCTTTACCAATCGCCGCCCGAATCAGCAGTACATGGTGAAGCGCGTCGACCTCACCGGCAGCGCCGTCGAGCGGATCCAGCAGAACGCAACCTGCGTTCAGCGCTTCGCGGTTCTCCACGTAGAACTGCTTCGACAGCGTACGCGCGAAATCATCGCGCGCGCAGTCTTCGCGGTACGCGGCGAAGAACCTGTCGACAAGCTCCGCATTCGACGGCCACTCAATAACAAGCGGAATCTTAATCGTAATCCATGCCGGATTACGCTCGCCGTCAGTCATCAGCGCAGCGAAGTCGCCGTCGCAAATCGGCGTAAGCGCCATCAGCGCCGTTCGCTGCGCGCCGTGTCCGAACAAGCCCATCACGTCCTGATTCACGAACTCTTCCAAATCCGCTGACAGCTTAGGCGACTTCGCGTCTTTCCTCTTCTGAATATCATCGCAGACTATCAAGTCAGGACGCAGACCACCTTCATTCAGGCCGCGCACAGCCGAACCTACGCCACCGCTGAACAGAATCGCTCCGGCAGCGTCGCCGATCACGTTCCCGTCATCGTCTCGAAGCGTCGGAAACGTGACGTGATCGCCCTTCATCTCGATTCCGGTGCGCTCGCCCCTGTACGTCTGCCCGTCGCACAGCTGCCACTTCCCGTTCAGCTCCAAAAAAGGCAAAGCGATATGCGGAAAGTCAGCCGCATACGCCGGAGATGTGAACAGCTTCATGACATTCTGCAAGTTCGTCTTCGCAAGCTTGCTCGTCGCCGAAATCAAAACGACGAACTTCCGGTGTCCGAACGTCACCGCCCAGCCAGCAAGCAAGTCAATGAGACTCGTCTTGCCCTTGCCGCGCGGCATTTCGACTATCACTTGACCGCCGTTCAAAACCGATTCCTGAAGCGGTTTCAGAATACGTTCGATCATCAGCGGCGACGGCATATGCTCTTTCAGCAGAACCGCGCCGTACCGGTGAACGAAATGCACGAAGTCGAACCGGCAGCGCTCCGCTTCAGCCGCGTCAGCCGGTTCAGGGATCTCGCGAATGTCGTTTGCGCGCGCCACGAACGCGCGCTGACGTTCCGCGTTCGTCATTGCGCCGCCGCGCGCCGCGCGCGCTTCGCGCAGCTGCTTCAGGTGCGCGGCATGCGCTCCTTTCGCCGCGCAGTCACGCCGGAAAGCTTCACGCTGTTCAGCCGTAAATGTGAACAGTTCGCTCACAGCCCCCCGTCCGGAATTTCAGCCGTATCAATCATCAAATCCTGTTCAACCAGTTCGCCGCCAATCAAGCAGCCGTGCTGCTGAAGCACCAGCTCGAACGGATCGTTCCTGAAATCATGCGTGACGCGCGCATACTTTCGCGTGTAGTCAGGCACTTGCTTCGCGCTCACGCCATAGCCGACCGTTAGAACCGGCACGTCAGCGTCATAGTCACCCAGCATGAACAGGCAGTATTTCTTGAAGAAGACGAACGGAAACCATATTTCAGCCCCTGCCTGTCCATTTTGGTTCTTCGCGATTATCACGCGCACCGGATCGATACCCTTGAACTCATCAGGTGTCGCATTCATCGTCAGGCCGACCGGCATATCGCGGTACGTTCCGGAAGACTTATCGTACCACTTGCGCGCAACGTCTTTATCACGGTGAAGTATCCAAACAGCGGTAGCGTCTTGCTCAAGCGCGCCGCTGCCGCGCAAGTCGCTCGCCGTCGGAACCCTGCCGCCGTCTTCTTCGCATGCGCGGTTCAGCTGTGACAGCGCGATCACCGGTATACCGAGATCAATCGCAATCGACTTCAGAACGCCGGACACGTATTCAAGTTTCTCATTGTCGTTTGAATAGCGCGACTTCGTGTTCATCAGCTGCACGAAGTCCACAATCGCAACGTCAAGCTTTCCGGCTGCGCGCATAGCCACACACCAAGACCGGAACACGTCAACGTCACGTTCGACAATCAGCGAAAGCGGCCACTGGTCTATACCCTTGCGCACTATCTCGCCGCTGCTGTCTCGCTCGCCGTGAATCGCCGCGTGTATCGACTCCATGTCAGATTTGTTCGTCGTACCGAAAGACGCTTTCGCGAAGCTCACGCGCGACAGTTCGCCGATAGGCCGCTTCAGCATTGGCTTGACTGCCATGTCAAGCGAGTTGAACGCGACCTGAACGCCGCTTTCGCACCAAGCGCGAATCAGGTTCAGAACGAACGCCGTCTTTCCGACCGACGGACGCGCGCCGATATAAGTCAGCCCCTCTTGAACGCCTTGACTCGCAAAGTTGAACGGTTTCCACGGTATCGGCAGACCGGGCGTATAGTCCAAATCGCTTAAACGCTTTTCGCGCGCATGCAGGTACTCTTTTTCAATCTGCGCGGCCACGTCTTGAACGCTGATAACGCGCGTTCCCATAACGCCACCAAGCAGCTTCGTGATCTTCGAAGTGAACACCTGAGTCGCCCAGACCGCGTCATGCCCTTTGGTTACCAGCTCGCCGAATTCCCTGTGCGCCTTTTCGACGCGCCGGAACAGCGTTTCCAACCGGCACAGCTCAAGATAGTACTCGAAGTTCGCTGAAGTCGGTAGCGCGTCGATGAAACTACTGAGATCCGACACAGTCAGTTCTACCAGCTCGAACGGCGACCCCGGTTCGCCCTTGCACCGCGTAGCGCGCGCAGCGACGGACAGCGCGTCAATCGCTCCACGTTCGCCGAACAGCAGCTTCATCGCATGCCACGCAAGCGAAGCGCGCTCGACGGTAAACCAGTCATCGTCGACACCGGCATTGACCGCAATCGGCATGCAGCGTTCAGGTTCAATCAGGATCGCGCCGATTATCGAACCTTCAGCAACCTGTCTTTCCTCAAGCGTCACAAATCGTCCTCCGTAATATGCGCCATCCCGTCAGCCGCCGTCGCCGATCCTTCGCGCTTACGCTCGTTCCAGACCGTCTTCGCGTAAAGTCGCCAGTTGCGTATCGACTTGCCGTCGCCGTCAGCCCAGCCTGCTTCTTCGAGTTCTTGAAACAGCGCAGCCGCGAAGTCTTCAGGAACGCCAGCGAACCGGCAAGCTTCGACGAATTCATTCTGCTGCGGCCTCGCGCGCGCGTCTGCGCGCGTATTGCTGCTGCTTCTATTCTTTTCTATTCTATTCTTTTCTATTGGCATTTCTTCCGCATGTGCGTCTGCACCATGCGGCGCACTATGCACCGCATTTTTCGGCGCATATGCGTCTGCATTATGCGGCGCATTATGCCAACGTGCCGCCGCAGCACGGCGCGCAGCTTCGCTTTTTTCGTCTTTCCTGTCAATAATCGGCTGAACAGTAAGGTACGCGAAGTAGGCCGCGCGCGCGACTCCCTTGTTCTCGCGCGTCTCACGCGCTGGAATAACGCCGTCAAACGCATAGCGAAATATGGAATCGTAGTACGCAAGACGCTTCTTATCGTCACTCTGAAGCTCCGCAAGTTCGTACCAGTTGCGGAAGAATACGACTTCTCGACGCTCTTTTTTGTCGGTTTGCATGTTATTTTTCCCTGTTTCAGACTGAAATCAGCTCAAACTTCACCCGTTTTTAGCGGCGCGCGCACCATTTTCACGCGCATTCAGCACCAGTTTTCCGCACTTCACCGCCGAATTCACAGCCGCAGTCGCGATATCCTGAAGCGTTTTCAGGCGCATTTCGAACCGTGCCGGTTCGCTGATAGCGCTTGCAAGCCAACCGACCTGACCGCCGACCACGGCGCAGTACATGCGATACCACGCGCTATCCGGCGAACCGCCACCGCGCGCAGCCGCTTCACATTCCTCTTGAAGTCTCTTAATGTCTTTCTTGTTCATTGCTGATCCTCTTTTGTTGTTGTGAAATCACCTGACACGAACTACCGTCATCCGGTTCGTCTCGACACGTCCAAGCGTCTTGTAGTACACTTCGCGCTTCGCGCCGTCAGCCGTGCGCGCGTAGACGTGGTAGTCGCCATCTGGCGCGTAGACGTGGAAGTAACCCATCGGCGCGCCGCCGCCCGTACGGGGAAACCAAGTACGAACCGCGCGCCGATCCATGCGGCACTCGCCGCAAGCTGCATTAAATGGTATCATCGCCCATCTCCTTTTGCTGGTGCCGTTGCAAGAGATACGAGCGCCGTCAGCAACGGCAGCGAATCCGCTACCGACGGCGCAAGTTCTGCCTTGCGCGCAGAATTGTCGCGATTTCCAGACTGCTGCGTATAGCCAAGTAACCACGCCAGCCACGTCGCGAACGTCCGACCTGAAAGAACAAGGAGCCGGAAGAAGATAATTTGCGCGTCTCTCCGCGCCGTCACCGCTATGGAACGTTCGTCTGTCGGTCTGGACGGGTACGAAGTGCCGAGCAAGACGCAAACCTTAAGAATTCGCGCAACTTCATCACTCTTCCGAGCAAGCGTCCGGAAGCCGCTTGCGCGACGGCGCGTATCACGCCGTATGGTTTTTCCCAGTATTCCACCGCTCCCACGCGCGGCACGGGCGCTGCTTCTATGAATTGCGCACTTCATTTCGCTCCCCGTTTCGGCGCTTCCGTTTCCTCGTGGCCGCCGCTACCGATCTCGCCGTCTGTTTGC